ACGATTCATGCCATCTACAGGTATTATAATATTATCATTACCCTCCTCTATACCCAACGCCTTCATTTTTTCTTTTTGCAATTTCTCCGAATCGTGTGTCTTACATGGCTTAATAGCACTTTTATCGTCGTTTTTGTAATAATGCCAAGCTGGATTAATTGCGTTTTTATTACGATACCCCCATTGATAATAATGAAAACCCAATAAATATGATGGTATTGAAAACGTCGACAACCCGAATTTATTTTTGTTTTCATTACCTTTATATTCATAGTTATCACAGCTAGAACCAGGTTTTAAACTTTCACATTGCTTGTTAATACCATCTATAGCATTATTAAAACCTATCTTCATTGGTCCCTCTGGTATTGGTTTCTGTGGTATAGGTCTTACTTCAGTTTTAGTACTACCATATTTTTCATGTTCATATGTTCCCGTTTGTTCTTGAACTCCTTCCTCGTATTCTTTTTTTCTATATTGATCAGGAATTTTTCTTATCCATTCATCTTTAGTGAATCGGGGCTTACAGGACCTATTATCAACAACCTCTTTTCCTCCCACACTCGAACTCGAGTCTTCCCATACACACATCTCCTTATCCCCTTTATCCTTACTTGGATCAGGGCGTTCTTCAGTCTCACCCGGAAAAATACATTTTACTACCCCCTTTTCCTCTGTATCTTGACGAAGAACCCTCAAACCGTGTAATTCCTTATAAAGATCGTTATTACGAGGCTGCATATATGTTACTTGATTAGTATTAGAAGTTCTGGAGGGTGATTCCTGACCATTTCTCAATACCTTACCATCTGCATACAAATAACCATCTTTAAGTTGGAATATACTCGCAGTTTTTACCCAACATTTATCCGGTGAATCAATAATATTAAAATGTACGCGAGTATCTTTATCATGCTCTGAGTAACGAGTAATTCTCCCCCATCTTTTAGTATATCTATTCTTCAACCAAAACCGAGGCCCCAAAGCTTGATCCTTATCATCACCTTCTGGTTTTACCATTTGAATATAAAAATAACTCGCACAAGCTGGTTTAGATTTTGCATCGGTTTTAAAACTATCGTCAAAAAATAACATACTATCTTTTCCGACTCTAAGTCTATTTTTGTAATTACCAATCATATACCAGTGACCACCTTTTAACACATAATGTGAATCGGGATAAATAGGAGTTGGAGGTGGAGGTGGTGCAGGGGGTGTATAATCATCTAAAGTATCAGTCATTTTAGCGTGATAATCCGGTTCAGTTTCTAACTTTTTAACCGTATTAGGATCGCGTGTAAAAATAGGGAGAATTTTATCAGTTACCCATTTTACAGTAATATTTTTAGAATTATCTATGTGACAATCTTTACCCTCCCCTTTCTTAGCCACTGAGTGTTGATATTTCCAATCCTGATAACTATACCTATCATCCCTCTTCCTATCCCCCTTTTTTTTCCATTCACCTTTACAATCCACGGGCCCCTCTTCTTTCTTTTTAATATCAGCACTCGGAAACTTATGACCATGTCTTATATTGACGTTGTTCATATGTTCTGAAGTAATCCTAAATTTTGTATTATACGTATTATTCACGTATTTAACTTCATCGTGATAAACTTTCACTATAATATCTTTATCAACATATCCATCAAATTCAGATATGTGTGGTACAGTTATAGTTACAGTTTTACCCTTTTTTAAATTCTTTGGTTCATTATTTTCTATCTCGTATATTTTTTTATTTTTATCATCCTTAAAAATAATAATCCATTTTTTAATATTTTCAACACCTTCTTCATTCTTCCATTTTAAAGTAAAAAGTGGTCTACGATCTTGTCTCCATGTTTTACAATCCTTACATTTTTCTTTAGAACCAACGTGATAAAACCATCTCTTAACCTCCCAATCAACTGTATAAGATTCACTCCGAGAATTACGACGTATTCCAAGTATCAATAATATGATAAATAGAATGATAACAACAAGTATCATTTTATATATCACGAGATAATATTTTTAAAAATAATCTTATAACATAATATAAAATATGCGGCCTGTTACTACAGTCATTCTCGAAGCACTTTTCATCGGAATTTTATTACATATTTTAGTGATGGGTATTAAAAAATTTATATACAAGGGTGCATGGGTACTCATTATATCAGGTGCGTTAATACATTTATTGTTTGAATATTCACCTTTCGGCAATATTAATGAAAAATGGTGTAAAATCATATTTAATTAAAAACTTCTATATTTCAATATTCATTGCAGTAAAAAGTTCATCTCTATCTCTTCGGAGTATATCCAATTCATCATCTAAATCGTTTATTCTACATTCAATTTCATAGTTATAATCCTCGAGGTAGGATCTGTAAAAATTTCTTATATCTCCTACATCGTGTCCCTTATCCAAAAGAGCACCGACAGTATATCTCGATAATCGAAAACCGAGTTCTCCAGCGCGTCTTTTCACAGCTTCTTTACGAACAACCGCCGTAATTCTTTGGCGCGGTTTCAATTTATCTCTTTCTTTCAGTTTCGTTGTTATTTCTTCACTCAATTTATCCAATTCTTCCTGCATATATGCATCGAACTCACCCCGTGGTTCTTCTTGTGACAATTCATTAATAAACGGACCACGTTCATCATACATAGTCTCATTAGGTATCACAAGACGTGGTAATACTCTTCTAACAACATCGTTCTCGTGTAATCGTACCGAGTTAATATAATTTAATAACTCTTCTCTTTCATCTGGATCGGTTGTAATAACATTGTCATCATCTGCATCTGCATCTGCATCTGCATCTGCATTAGCTAAATCGTCTTCTTCATAATACCTATTCCTGTTATTTCTTCTATCTACAGTTGAGAAGGGTGGTGTAACCGGGGAAATTACAGGTACTATATTAAAATCTTCATCGTCCGATGATGAATAATCATTGATATTTGCTGGACAATATTTTAAAACCTTATGAACTTCCTTAATTGAATTACACATTTCAAGATAATCACCTTCGGAAATAACCTTGGAATTGAGGTCAATTTTAGACATTAAACTGGTAAGTGCTTCCATTTTTAGTAACTTATTTTTTTTATTAATATAAACTAACTTAGGTTTATTTTATTTACACAAAATCAATCATTAATACCTGCAACACCAACTTGAACTGCATAAAACGCACTCGTTAAACGTTGTATCGCCGTAATAAAATCACAAACATTATTAACTTCATTTTCAATTTCATCTAATTTTTGTATATATCTCTCTCTTTCACGTCGTCTATGTTGATTAGTTAATTGTAAATACTCTTCAAAAAAATTATCGAGTGGATCGTGACCCAACGCGTATAATTCTTCCAAAGTATCACACTCAGGTAAATCCATAGCACCACAGTATGCATCGATCGCTTCTTTTTTTAAACGTTGAGTAATTCTAATTCGAGGTTTAGTAAAATACAAACTTTTTTTTAATTCTTTACGTCTTCTAACTAAAACCATACACCTTTGAAAAATCGTATCCATTGGATTAATGCGTAAAGTATTAGGAAGCGTACGAACGCGGCGGGGTTGTTGTTCTCTATAAATATCACGAAGTTTATTACACATATCTAAATAATCACCTTCCGGTATCTCTTCTGAATGATTATCTATAAGTGTCAATATTTTTTGAAGTGTAGTATCATTAGACATTACTAATTATTACAAGTTTTTATTTTTTTAACTCCTTTAGAAAGTAAAAGTAAAGCTTCTACAGCTTCACCAATCTCCTTGTGTTTTAAACAGAATCCGTTCTTACCAGCTCTGCAATAACAATTCTCGTAAGGACAGTTTGGACGCATTTTATTTTTTATTTTTTATTTTTTATTTTTTATTTTTTATTTTTTATTCACTTAGGCATCCGAATCACTCATTAAAATCTCACCTTCTTCAAGTTCATCGTCAGTTTCTTCTTCATCAATAAAAGATCCCTCATCATCACTTAATTCGTCATCATCGTACATGTCGTCGATGTTTTCCGGTAATATGTTATAAAGTTCATCCCAATTAACCTTACTTCTCAATTCATAATCATCAATTAAATCTTCGAGGGAAATTTTATCGCATACTCCCCAATCACCTTCGATAACCGTTCTCCAATATTCACAATTCTTAGAATTTATCCTATACGGAAAAAGTTCAACCGAAAAATTTTCATTTTCTTTATACCCATTTTCCGAAAGTTCGTCGTGAATATTATCCATATAAATATCATACATGTAATTCAAAATACCCAATTCGGTTCCGTATGTAATAGATTTAGGTTCGTGATAAAAAGTAATAAAGTGCGCTTGACCATAACTCGTTTCTAATTTATTTTTATGAATACCAATATACGCTATAAAGTTTTTATTAGTCCTAGACATAAGATGTGATGGATATCCAAATTCGGCGCGTAATCCATAAACATCGGACGAAAAACCACAAAGATTCGAACACAGATCGTTTAAGTGTTCAAGTTTTACGAGGGAAGTACAGTTTTTTAATAATTCGTGTGTAAGATATGGCATTGTATTTTATATGTATAACAACTTATAATTCTATTTGTTTAAGTAAGATTATTAATTATTATAGGAAAAACATTCATCTTCTAATGGCTTAGAAGGAATAACCTTGGTCAGTTCTTCCCAATTCAAAACGTCTGGAATTTTTTTCTTAATAATAAAATTTTCACCGTCTTGAATGTTAGTAAAATATTTATGTAAATATTCCTTCCAAAATTCTTTAGACTTAGAACGAATGACACGCGGAATCAATAACATGTCTTTCTTATCATCTTTAGACAAGTGTTTAACAAGCCTTTCAAGAAAGGGTTTCATAATACCTTCACACCCTTTATTTTCATGAACAAATTCAACAAACCGAATACTTTCCTTTCCTTCGGGCTTACTTAAACCAATAAAACCAAGGTAGTCAAAATCCATGGGATTGCATTCACTTGGAAAATTGTTGTCAGGTCTAAGTCCCCATAATTCCATATCAAGCTGACCATTACTCACAACAGTAGAAATGAGATCATTCATTTCTTCAACTTGTTCAAGACTTGTGTTTTTTCTTAATAATTCGTAAAAAACCGACATTTTAGAATATTTACTTTTATTTTTTATATTTCATCTAGACGACTTAGGTCTTCATTATTCATTAAAATTTCCTCAGCTAAAATCTGATAAAAAGCCATTTTATATACCAAAAACCCAAAAAGTGTAGCTCCCATATTAAAATCAAAAGGTAAATCGTGTGAATTCCATATAGACTCAAATGATGCAAGACACGTTGGTACCAATAACCTTTTATTCAAGCCAAACGATTTTTCTATATTATCGACGTATGACGAAAGTGAATCTACATAAACATAAGAAGCAATAGTCCCTAAACTCGCAGATATACCGTCTATTGGTGTATGAAAAATAAAATGATACGTAGAAACTGCAGCACCGTACCTTAAAGTTGATTTTTTTATTTTATTCTTTATATGTTCATACTCTTTTATACCTTCCTTCCTTTTTGTAGGACACGATATTCTAAGTGTTCTAGAACCAGGGTTTATGATACTCAACATTACTATAATTTATAAAAAAAAATAAATATTTTTTATAAAAAATATGCATTTAAAATAATATGTACATCATTGACACTCTAGGATGGATAGGATGTACATTATTAACTATAAACATAATACCACAAATTTGTAAAATTCGTGCTACTAAAAAAGTTGAAGATATTAGTACAACTTTTATAGTAATAAATATGACAGGTTTATTAATGTATTCAACTTACGCGTGGTATAATAATATATTACACATGGCTATTTCTACAACACTTAGTGCATGTTTCAGTGGGTACTTATTATTTTTAAAGTGTATCTATACCCTTGATTAAATAATTAGGATCTTGAAAAAACTTTTCCTTAAAAGCACGTTCTTTATTTTTAAATTCTTCACATCTATTGATCGACTCATTTATACGAATCTGAATTTTATTTAATTCGTATTCATATAAAATTTCATCATTTTCTTTTGATAAATTACTCCATTTATCACCGAACATGGCTCTGTACTTTAAATTAAGTCTTTCATATTCTATCTCATTCATCATTGTTTTATATAAAATCAGACAATATGAATCATATTCATCACGTTTGAAATCACGAAATTGAAACTCTTGATAAGCTAGTAATTTCATACGTTTATAAAGTTGGCTCACCCCATCTTTCTCTCCACTTTCCGACCAACGTTTGGAGTCTTTCCTCTGTGAATCGTGGATTTCTCCTCCCTTTTCGTGGGGCTCCTGGACACACGAGATTTTCATAGTCGTATTTTTGAGATTTTTCCCATATAATCCTTTGAACATCCTCACAGAGTTCATTTGTCGCTTGACAGAAAGCGAGTTTGTAATCGTAGGTGTGTAAGTATATGTAATCCATTTCATTTATTTATTAAGAATGTTAAATCTTTATTTATATTTATTAACTTAGGTTATCTATATCTTGCAAATAATGGATCAAACACTTCCACTTCTAAAACAATTTTTTCCCCTTGTTCATCTAAAGCTATTATAGTTTTATATGCATTAGATAAATGTAAAACATCGGGGAGTGATTCATGAGAAGACTTTCTCGAACTAGAATTAGACTTAGATTTTGATTCCTTAAATTCTTTACTCGAATCACGACTACGACTATTATATGGTTTCAACATTCGACATACACTAGAATAAAATGTATACATTTTAACTGCTTATATTTATATTTATTTTTTTATATAGTAAATACAAGATGGTTTCACTCCAGGAATTACCTAAAAAAATACAGTACATAACAATAGACTCCAACTTTATTACGGGTACAAATAATAAATTCACATTAGACCTTAACCTTAGTTCAAATACTCATGTTGCAGACATGAGTAAAGTATGTGGTTTAAAATTAGTCGATTTCTATGTTACACAAGTTGGTACAACCAGTGGTGGAACAGGTAGTGGTGCTAAATACATCGATATAATTTGCGAAGACATACCAAAACCCGCACAAATGCTTGATGAACGTAAAGGGCAAGTATTTGCACGTGTAGCACTTGAACGCCAATTCGATGGTTCAAATAATTATAAACAACATGACAAACAGTGGCGTGGTTTTAATAGAAAAACCAATTTATTTAATCCTATATCCATACAAAAACTCAATTTCGAACTATACGAATTAAGAGCAGATAATACATACACAACATTACAATCGGATGCAGAATGGTTTATGACCCTGGAAGTTACTTCGGTTGATGTTAAAGAAAAACCAATAAACAAAGAAGTACAAATTCTCGAGGCTTTACACAAACTTATCGGGAAGATAGATGAACTCAACATAAATGTTGAAAAACTTCCGGATAAACATGATATCGAAAAAATGGAAAAAGAAAAAAAGAAGAAATACCCTTTATATTATCTTATTATCTTTATAGCTCTTGTGGGAGGTGGATTCTATTTTATAAGTAATAAAACTAGACCACCTGTACCACCCATGCCACACATGCCTATGTAAATTTACTTTTTAGCAGCGGGTTTTCGTGCTCTAGTAACTTTCTTAGGAGCTGGAGCTGGAGCTGGAGCTGGAGTTGGAGCTGGAGCTGGAACTGGAGTTGGGGCTGGAGTTGGGGCTGGAGTTTTTGGTGCAGAACGGGCTGGAGCTGGTGGAACAGCTTTTGGTGGATCAATGTGATCAGCAATCTGTTTAATAATATTATAAAGCTCTTCGGTACGAACTTTTGATCTAGCTTGTTCATTTATAATTTGTTCTCTGACAGAGTCCATCGCGTAATATATATAAAAGAAAGATTATCTTTATACTAAATGTTATTCATCGGTCCAACTCTCCTGAGTGGAATTGGTCAGCACTGTATAAAATATATGAATCTTTTTCCAGAAGTAGGATACACCAAATATATACAAATACACGAAGATATACCAGAAAGTGATAGTGCATTTATATTTGCACTCCCAATACCATATTGGCTTGACAAAATACCAGAAATCAAACGTAAAATTAAAAATGTAACGTGTATGACAGTTTGTGAAACCGAAACCGTCCATGAAGATTATGGAAAATTATTTAAACTGTTTGATAAAATTGCCGTCCCGAGCGAATATTGTAAAAAAATTTTTAAAAGACAATTTCCAAATACACACTTCTATGTTATACATGCACACATACCAGATAAACGACCTTATACATTTTACCATATAGGAAACGTATACGATCCAAGAAAAAACTTTAATAAAATTCTAGAAGCATTTTTAAGGTTAAACAAACCAGATGCTAAACTTATAGTTAAGGCAACATGTAATCAACCTGTCAAAATAAATATACCAAACGTAACCGTAATAAACGAACTCGTTTCTGATGAAATTATGGAAGAAATACACACAAAATCAGATTGTTACGTAAGCTTTTCTTCGTCTGAAGGTGTAGGTATGGGTGCAGTAGAAGCTGCAATTAGAAACAAAGCCGTTATTATAACAGACTATGGAGGTGCAACTGAATATATAAAAACACCCTATACAATTAAGTGTGAGCTTCAGAAATTGCCTAGAGATGATTTTCTTTACAAAGCGGGTATGCAATGGGGAAAACCAAATATGGAACAACTTATGGAGTTCATGGAAGATGCCTATAATAAAAAAATACGATACATGGATCATTCAAAAACTCGAATGCTAACGTCTAAAGAAAACGTTTTACAAGAATTCGTCGTTAATGTAATTGGTAAGAATAACAATCAAGCCGGTGAGAATAGTTCCTGATGTAAGCGAACCTTTCTGGGCTATAAGCATTGCAACGATATCATCAATAAATTTTATATTGGTTGGTTTTTTAAGAATTTCTGGAAGAATTTGTGAAATTGCGAGATAAAGCGCCATCGCTATTATAACAGGTCTAAGAGTTTCCTGGTCTAACATTTAATATAATACTACATTTATTTTTTCATTGCATGTTTTCTACAAAAATTTCCACACGATGCCTTAAAAGTGCACCTTTTTCCAGACGTTGTAATAGCCTGACACATATTCGTAACGTATCTTTTTTCATGATTCTTTTCTGGTACATTTTCAATAATTTTAATTTTTCGATTTTCACGTCTATCATCGTACTCTTTGCGAGATTGTCTAAGTTTATGAATACTTCTCGCAAACCGTTCGCATTTTTCCTCTTGGGTTTTATACAAACCCTTAGCTATTTCCAAATCTTTTTGGTCATACAACATTATCAAGTCTTCTTTGAAATTGTGATCTAATAATATTATTATGATCAGCGACTAAGGTTATAATTGTACATGTATTTATAAAAGAATATACAAAATAATACCCTAAATATTCAATAAACTTTAAATATATAGCTATACCAAATCTTATAATAAGATATATCGTGTGAATCGATAAAAACTTAACATCGTTTTTAAACACGTGATAATGAGAAACTATAGACATTATCATATCTACTGTATTTACGTACCCAAAAGGAAATAATAAAAAGTAAGAAAATGTCAAGGAGAACATTAAAGTTGATAATAATTTATAGACTGAACGTATTTCAACTGTTATTGCACGTCTATTTTCAATTTCTGATGTTTCGGTTTGGTTTTGAGGCTCTGGTTCTGGTAAAGGTGATGGTTTTTCAACGCTATTATTTATACCCAATACAGATACACCGTCTGGATTTATTACATGATTATAATATGCAAGGGACATAAAAAAATAACTACTATATCTTTTATGTACATTTATTGTAAAGGTCTATGTCACGTTTGTCAAAATCCTTTAGACATATTCGTAAAATGTCGTAACTACGAAACAAAAGAACTTATAAGAAAATATAGAAAAATCAGGCCTATATGGTTACATAATAACTATAAATATTACAAATTTTTCGGTCTAAAAGTAAAAAATGTTTGCAATTATTGTTTTAAAAACTTTAAAAAACCATCCATAAGTGAATTAAAAGGACGTGAAATAGGAAAAGGAAACCAATACATATCATATTCATTAACAAAAGAAGATATATTACTCTGGTACATAGGATTAGAAAGTTACGTATCAAAAAATTTTCATAATCGAGAAATACTCGTGTATAATGATATTTAAAAAATTGTTTATATTAAGTAGTATGTGCGACGCCACAGGTCCAGATACAGGGGCTATCATCTCTTTAAATGCAATAGGTAAGCAGGATAAATATCTATTAAACCCCGACCCCGAACACTCATTATTCAAATATGAACCAAAAAAACATGCCGGTTTTAGAAAATTTCATAAAAGTACAAATATAACAAAACCAGGTGACGCAAACGTAAATTGGCCATTTGGCGAAACAATTAAAGTAACATTCAATCCAAGAAGTATGGGTGATCTCTTATCTAATATGTACATATCAATAAATTTACCACCTTTACCAGCGGGAACAGATTACTACGCCGACCAAATAGGTAGGCATTTAATTAAATCAGTTACCATGCGTGTAGATGAAATGATAGTCGAAAAGTTTCACGCAGATTGGGGGATAATATACGACGAACTTTACCTCGACGAATCCGAAAAGAGAACGAAAAGATACACTATAAACAGGAATTTAGCAGAAGACACGTCTTTTATATCTAATAATCACACCTTTCTCGATCAAAAAAACTCAAAAGTATTTATACCCATACCGCTTTTCTTTTCAAGAAAATATGAAAGTGATGAATACGAAACAAATAAACCTAACCGACCATATTTCCCAACGTGTGCTATTCATAAACAAAAAATGATTTTCGAAATTGAATTTTTCCCTAAAACATTTTTTACAAACGCGTCAGGAAATTATTCCCTCGACAGTTTCGATATCGTAACCGAAGAAATAACCATTGAAAATCCCGAACGTACGTACCTTAAAAATACTAAATACACGTTCATAACGGATATAGTAAAAAAACACCCTACGTTAGAAATAAAAAGTGGAGAACAAGTCGCCAAATTGGAACTTGTCCCTAAAACCCCGGTTAAAACTATAAACTGGTTCTTTAGACAAACCGCTTTTGAAGACGAAAATACGACCGGGGGTGGAAGTACAATAAAAGAAAATGCATTTGCAAATAGATATAACTTTTCAACAGGTGCTTCCTATTCAATCATAAACGAATTCTATAATGCACCTATGATATCGGCTAAAATATTCGTAAACGGTGAAGATATACCAAATATGCAAGATAGCGATCACAAATATTATAAATATGTTGTACCCTTTTCGAGTCGTTTATCTAGGCCTTTCAGGAATATATACACGTACGCTTTCTCGATGAATCCGATTAATGTGGAATCATCGGGAAGTCTGGATTTTAGTCAATTGCAATCAAATAGAACAATATTAGACGTTAAAATGACACAAGGTCTTACAAGTGATTATACATTACACTTATATTACGTAGGATACCAAACATTTACGTTCGAAAATGGAACTATGTCTCTCGCTTATTAAACAATTTGGATTTATGTTCTTTTATATACTCGATTATATTATTTTTTATGCACCATCTGATAAAATTTAACTGTGCAACAGTCGTATGAATTTCATCAGATGTACCCGGTATTACATAATTAATCTTTGAAGAACGACAAAACGGATCGAACAACTTTTTACTATACCCATCTAAACTCGATTTATACGCACAGTGTACGCTAAATATTTTACCATCACCCGTTTTATACGATAAATTGTTTTTCTTAGAATAATTTGTTATAAACCACTCAAGATTACGTAACGATATACCACCCGATTTGTTAAGTATTTGTTTAAGAATTGTTCTATTTTCGTCTATTTCATAAAAAGAATCAATAGAATTTAAAAGAATATTTGATTTATTCATTTAAAAACTAATACACTCATTTTTTTAAGCTAGTATTATTTACTTCGAATACACTCATGTATTGTCATATCATCAAATTCTACACTATCCGTTCGGGGTGGTGGTGGTAACATCCGAATAGATTTTGTAGGTAATTTAGAATTTTTATGGTTATTACATTTCTTACCCGAACACTGACGATTCATACACAATTGTCCATTTTTTGTCGTGACATGACAATAATCACCGTGTATATATTCAAAAAATTCAGCTACTCTATCCGGACTTTTATACGTACAATTTGAAAGAATAGGTGTAACCTGTAATCTAAGAATCCTATCGCGCATTTTTTCTATTTTTAATCGTGAATTTAAGGTATCTGTTAATATATCGTACATGTCAGGTTTTTGTACATTTAAATAATCACGTAAAGGTATAAACATATTCAAATTTTTTAAACGCTTTTCTTTCTCACGCATATCAGGTAAAATTCTATTCGTCAATTCTACACTACAAGCATATCTACCACACTCTAGATATATCTTTTCCATACATCAATATTGTACTATTTTTTTAAGTCTTGAAAAAATCACTAATTTTTCTTTGATTTGGATCATCTACTATTTTCTTACGTCTATTTGGTTTTGCGCGTGTTATAAGCTCACCAAATATTTCCTCTTTAGGATCATCAAACAATGGTTCAATAAGATCACATACAGGGTTTAAAAATTTATTCAAAAAATAGTACGGATAATCAACGGGTAAATTATTTTCTTCCGCATACTTAGGATCTTCCGCTTTTTCATAAGCTTTTGCTCTAGGATCGTGCGTTTTTAAAAGAATATAAGGTACCCTATCACCGGATTGCGGTTCTGAACCTGGTTGTCTTTCACGCATTTTATTACGAACCTGAACATGTGATAAGTTATCAGATTTATACGAATCACCCAATTGTTGCGAAAGTATTAACTTTTCGTGAGGAACCTCACCCTCAAGTAATTCTATAGCGCGTTGTAAAGCTAAAGCTTTTGGAGGACCAGTATCACTACTTTCCAAAACAACATCAAGTAATTCTTTACACACTTCTCTCATGTGTGGTGTATTATCTCTCCTAACAAGTTGTAATCCCTTAACATCTATATAATCCATATTCATACCCCCGTCCTTACCTTGTGTCCAAAGTTTCGCCGCATACCTTTTCTTTGAATATAAAAAATACGGACAATACACTTTCTCGAGTTCTAAATTGTTTGGTTTCTTAAACAGGTGCGTACACTCCTCAGCAGCACGCTCGCCAAGTTCCCAACTATACTTAATAGCTTCCTCACCTTTACGTTCGCCAACATCAAATTCAACCATTACACTATCAGTGTCGCCATACCTTACCTTTGCACCCGGAAAATTCTCCTCTACATATTTCTTAGTATCATCAATCATCATTCTTCCTTTACGTGTTACAGATGATGCAATTGGTACGCATGGTAACATACCCTTAGACGCACCAGTGAAACCATAAACAGAGTTCATAGAAACTTTATACGCCAATTGCTTACCATTATACATTTGTTTTAAAGATCCCGTCGAATTTGCCATATCTTTCTTAGCCTGTTTTCTAAACTGTTTTAATTCCATAAGGATACTCGGTAAAAGACTCGGTACATTCTGAACAAACTTAAACTGCCCAAACGTCTCGATCTCTAAATTCGGATACCGATCTTTATTTTCGTATTTCGGATCCATTATGAGTGTCGAATAACACAAATTATGCGCCATCATAATTGATGGATACAGGGCCTCAAAATCAAGTGCCGTAATTGGTGTATAATAAGCACCCTTCTGTGCTTCTAAAACAGTTGCTCCTTCATACCCTTCGACCATACCTTCTCCCCAGGCAATCGTAGGAACAAGATACCCCATTTCACGCGCTTTCTTAGTAAGCTGACTAAACACTTTAATCTGTTGCCCTCTCTCCACGAGATACGTAAGAGGTACCCATGTCGCCTTTGCCATTTCCAAAAGGTTAATAAGCGTACACAACTTTGATAAAAGTCTATGCGGTAACAAAGTATCCTTAATACAATACTCAGCGACCTCACGAAGTTTAACAGGGTCTTCTTCAATAAAACGCGCAAACATTTCCTTCGCAGGCATGTCTATTTTTTGGTCTCCAAGATACAATTTAGAAACATTATCGAGTTTATAGGAATCAAGTTTATACCCTTTCTTAACCTCGTGAAACAAATCAAATAAAAAACGACCAGGTATGGGAAGTAATTTTAAGTCATTATCACCAAGCGCACTCGAAGATAACTTTTTATAAACCATGTGACACCGATGTTTTTTTATTTTACTCAAATCAAAAAAAGATAAACCACATGCATTCATTTGAGCACGTTTCATAAGATACTCCATATCAAAACCAAATATATTCCAACCCGTTATGATATCTATATCCATATCCCTCATATATTTACTAAACGCATTAAGCATATCCCTTTCCGTATCGTAGCTTAAAATAGAACACCCGTCTAAATTCGGATCCGTATTTTTATAACAAAAACACGTTTTATCATAAGGAACATCAGTCCCAAACGTACAAAGGGAAACAGCAATCTGAAAACATGCATCACCTTCGATATCAGCATCAGGAAATTTACCAGTAGAACTATTACACTCAATATCAATAGATGCAACTACAAAAGGTGCAGTTTCGGGTTTATCAACGGGTTTCAGTTGTTTCCAATCAGGGCACACCAAATCAATATCAACGTTAGCAATATCATTATCCGTGCACAAATCACCCGTATCCATCCAACCAGTCGATTGAATACCAGTTCTATGCATAAGTCTCAGGACAGGGTCTAAATTGGACTCAAATACCTTCAATTTACGCAATTCATCGGGTAATTTGTGTCTTAATTTATTTACAATTTTCCTACGATCGGCAAGTGTTTGACAGTCTATTTTCATATAATAAAATTCCTCGTTATTCTGAAATCCCCAGACGTCCTTATATTTTACAAGATTATACGATAATATGAGATCGGGACACGCGTCACACATTTTATTAAACCAAATAGTAGCTTTATTTTTTACATTATCACGGGGTAATTTAACAAAAAAGTACGGTTGAAATTCTGTTGTTACACAAACAGAGCGACCATCTTGTGTCTTACCAAAAATGTGTATTAAATGACACTCATCGTCATCTTCAGTTTCCCAGGTAAGAGCTTGAAAAACGACCATTTTTCTTATTACGTTATCGCTCGATTTTTTTAATATACTATATTAGTAAAATATGTCAGCTGCTTTGATTGACCTCGTATCGGTCGGTGCCCAAGATGTGTACATCACAGGCGACCCACAAGTCTCGTTCTTCAGACAAAACTATAAACGTCACACTAACTTCGCAATTAAACCAGAACGCCTCGATTATATCGGTGATTTTGGTACCAATGCCGAAGTAAAAATACCAATAAAATCCAAGGGCGATCTTTTAAGCTACCTTTGGATTGAAGGTGCAAATGTTAACAATGCTAATTCACCAACCAGTATATTTAATGCCGATGAAGCTGCATTCACACAGCCAACGGAATTTTCACTCTGGATAGGCGGTCAGGAAGTTTGTAAAATGGACACGGGTTTTATTAACACTGTCCATACCCATATGTATAACGAATCCCAAGCGAAAGCATCTGCATGGTCGGGTTGCGATGATGGTGGTAATAACCACTCGGTAAATAGCTACGTCATTCCATTCTTCTTCAGTGAAGACTGGACAAAATCTCTCCCACTCGTCGGTCTTCAATACCATGAAGTTGAAGTCAGAATCAAGTGCAGAAATGGTACATTTAGTCCAGGACCCGGTGTATTTAAAGTATACGGTTCATACATATTCCTCGATACAGCCGAACGCGAATTCTTCGCAAATAAAGAACACGAACTTCTCATTACACAAACACAATACCAACCAATGGAGGAAACGGATACATCCGTCGATCTTACATACTTCAACCATCCAGTTAAATCGATTCACATTGCCAAAACTGGTACAGGTGCGACTTATTTATTCAATGAAGCGTCTCTGTATATAAACGGTACGCCACTCTTCGAAAACATGTCCCATGAGTACCACCGTTACGTTGTTCCAGACAGGCATTGCTCTGTTCTTGCAGAAGGTGGTGATGAATTACCAATTGTATCATGGCCATTCTGTCTTACTATGAATAAATCCCAGCCAACAGGTACCTTGAACTTTTCGCGTATCGATAGTGCGAAAATATCTATCAATTCCCCATCTACACCAGGTTCTGGAGCAGGTAAAACTCACTTTACACGTTGTTATGCGGTCAACTATAACATTCTCAGGATTAAGAATGGTATGGGTGGTGTCGCATTTGGCAACTAAACTAATTAATTTGTACCCGAAGATCCAAAACCTCTATTTGCACGCATAGTCTTTTTCAATTCAGTCACTTCATCAATTAATGGCGTTAAACACTTTTCCAAAATTAATTGTGCAATTCTATCCCCCTTTTTAATTTCGAAAGAAACGGATCCGAGATTAAATAGGCAGACTTTCAATTCACCAGTATAATCTGGATCAATAACACCCGCACCAACGTGTATGCCATACTTTATAGACAAACCCGATCTAGGTGCAATACGTCCATAACACCCCAAAGGAATCGTCGCACATATACCCGTACTTATAATCTCTCGTGTATGTGGTTCAATAACCACGTCACTTAAACTATATAAATCGTAACCTACAGAACCAGGTGATGCACGCGTAGGAACTATTGCATCAAGTGTTAATCTTTTAATTCTAAGTGGTTCGGACATTTATTAGATATAATATTCACATCTTTAAATAACAATATTAAAAACAAATAACATATTAAAAATAAAAGATGAGTTTAAAAATTATCATGGGAAACATGTTTTCGGGTAAAACGTCCGAACTCGTTCGACGTTTAAAAAGATACGAAGTCATAGGAAAAAAGATACTCGTCATAAACTCAAGCAAAGATACTCGGTGTATGGAACACGTTTTACGCACACACGATAACATGAAATTTGAATGTATAAAAACAAATAACCTACAGGAACTTAATTACGAACAAGTGGATATAATAGCTATAGACGAAGCCCAATTTTTTATAGGTCTAAAAACGTTTGTTGAAAAAGCACTCAAGCATGGTAAAACTATTATATTATCAGGATTAGACGGTAATTATAAACAGGAAAAAATAGGAGAAATATTAGAGTGCATACCTCTTGCCGATAAAGTATTCAAGTTATCAGCAATGTGTATGGAATGTATGGACGGTACGCACGGTCCATTCACGAAACGTATAGTTAATAGTAATGAAGTTGAACTTATAGGCGGTAAAGAAATGTACAGGGCCGTATGTCGAAAACATTTATAATTTTCTTTTTTTCTTAAACTATAATAAATGATACACAAAGACGATCCAAAATTAACAGATACACAAATAAGTCTCTTTGCCTTACCAGCACTCATACTAATCACGGTCGCTTTATTAATTCTTTTAAACAAAAATGTTAGACGTAGTCCAGGTGCATACATATCACTCACTCTCGCGACACTCCACTTTTATCATCACTACACACTCGTCAGGTTACAAAATAAACATTAAGAACATAAAGTAATAAAACTATACTAGTATATAAATAAAACATGTTTATGGTTGAAGAACCATATGGAATATCACAATTTCAAGCGTGGTTAATATCACTCACACTCGGAATTGTTCTATACAAACGCAAAAAACGTGGTGAAAATTATATACAGTAATTATAAGATGCGCGTCCATTTAAAAAAGAGTCCAAGATTTGATAAAAAGTTTCGTGTTACTTTCGAAAACGGGCGTACAGTTGATTTTGGTACTAAAGGGTACTCGGATTATACAAAGCATGGGAATCCTATACGTATGCGTGCGTACGTCTCAAGACATGGTGGTTTCATACCATACATGATTCGTCAGCATAAAGATCCTAAATTTGTACATGAATCCATGCTCGATGTTACTAGAAGCGATAGAGAAAACTGGGGTAAAACAGGTATCTATACAGCTGGTTTTTGGTCACGTTGGCTTTTATGGAGTTATCCCGACTTAGAAAAATCGAAAAAGTTTATTTCTAAGAAATTTGATTTAGTTTTTCTTTAATACCGCGTTTTTTAAGATTGGCTTTCAAAGCAGTCATCAAATTCGCGCGAATATTACGTTTCATAGGACGCAGTGGAACTGGTGGTGCTGGTGGTATTGGAGGTGGAGCTGGTATACGTCTAATAGGAAGTGGTGTAGATGATTTTCTAACAGGTGTTTTAGGTTTAGGTACAGGTGTATCCATCGTTTTAAATATTGATCTACACGCTCGTAAAAGTTTTTTCGTTTCTCGAACTTGAATTTCCAAAGCTGGTGCCTGTCGTCTTTGAATTTTCAAACTCAATTCCTTTTCTGTCAAGGGTACGCGCTTACCTTTTACCTTTTTAGTCACGCGAAGACCAAGTCTCTTAGCTTCAGTTTTTAATGAATCGATCCTCATTTATATTAACCAAGAAAATTTAAATAAAATTAGTAGGAGATGGTGCTGCAAGTTTTGGTGCAATAAACAAACAACATAAACAACATGTAGTCGTAATAATTGCGTCAGATATAGTCGCTTTTTTACACTTCTCATTATTTTTGATCTTATCGATATCAGGTACCCATTTACCACATATACCCCACCTGGTAGATTGCGAAACGAATATGACTATGAGCGAAGCGAACATAGCAATTTTATCCAATTTAAACAAGAAATGAATCATTTTATTATTTACATATATTTTTATTTAAAAAAAGTTATCCGTTCTATACAGTTTAGCCTGGAATGAACCCGTTTGTCCTAAAACCGAAACAGATTCATTACCATAAAATTCACCACATCCGATATCACCCATACAATCTCTGGAATCGTGTGTTATGGGAAGCGAATACATTTGATCACCGGGTGTTGTCGTGTAATAATGGTAC